CTCTTACCAACGCCCCTAAACGCCTGGATTTGAAGTCGTTTGGGACCGTGTTGAAGGTAATCAGCAATTGCATATTGTGCTCTTGTTGGGGATGGTAGATCTAACTGCTCCCACAAAGCTTGAAGGAACAGTTTAAAATCTTGACGTAGGGCGGAAAGTACATCATTCATGCCGTATAGCTATCTAATTTTTTTCGTTCTTTTTTAGTAAGTACGTCTGAGTCACCTCTAACAACAGAATAGGGATTTCTATCAGCACCTGGATCACTTAATCCTGAACCTGTACTTGAAGGTCTATTACGACTATCTGTAAGAGGATCTAAAGCACTAGCACCTTTACCAATCGTTTCTATAGCAGTTAGTGTTTTCTTATGTTCCGTTGCAAAGTTCTTTAATTTATCCTTAAGTGTAGTCTTTTTATTAGTTTTGCTTTTTGTCTTTGTTCCCATAAATGTTCTCCGGTGTGTGTGTGTGTTAACCTCCACCTGGTAAACCAGATGAGCCTTTAATAGTTCCTTGTATTGTTTTAGTTTTACTTGGTATTGGTCCGTCATTTCTTTGAAATATTCCTTTCCACCATCCTCTATTAATAAGTGTTTGTACATCACCAGCATCTTCCATAAACATTTCAGCAGCAACTGATAATTCACCATATTCATCTAAAAATTCTAGTTCATCAGCTCTTACTGCATCATCAATTTTCTGTTTAGCATCAAATGGATCCATATCAGCTATTTCATCAGCTTTCTTTAGTATTTTATTGACTTTAGGTCTTAAAATAGAAGATCTCCATGCCTCTATTTGTTTATCTATACCACTTTCAGCGTAAGGTTGACCATTTGATTTAGTTAATCTTACCCAAGGTTTACCAGTTTTAGGATTTATTTTAGTTGTTAATACTTTAAGTAACTGTTCTCTTGGTGCATAAAGTAATTGATGATAATGTCCTAACCTACCAACAATAGTTCCATCTACTGTTCTAATCAATAAATCACCAGGAAGATTTTGGAATACAAGAGAAGTTGCATTATGATCTATAGGTGCTTCTATATCTGTTAATTTCCATTTCAGAACATTTTTATCTTGTATAGCTGGTCCTTTACCGCCATCAAACATAATATCATCGACGGTATTTTTAAATCCATCAAAAGTTTTATCTAGTAGCAATCTAACATTATTAGGTCCATGCCTAGATCCTGGTCTCCAAGGACGGAGCTCATTAGATAGTTGCCAGAATTTGTCAAGATAACTACCTTTAGGTACTCGATGTTCTACTTTAGCACCCATTCTAATATTTGTATTTACAGCTCTTAATTGACCTGTTTGTTTTCCCCATTCAATCCATTCATTTGCTGCTTCAGTAAACTTTCCAAGAAAATAATATCCACCTTTTCTTTGTTTAGAAACTGGTACTCCTGGTAAATCTTCTATCCATTTACCGTCAGGTGTAAATCTTCTTCTAACCTCTACTGGTTTTTCTGGTAATAATGCTTGTTTTAAAATCCTAGCTTCATCTTTTAATTCCGCTGGTGTTAATTTACCAGGCCATGTGGGAAATAACTCTAATTGATCTGGATTATCAACTTTTCTTCTTAATCTATTTTCAAGATCAATTTTCTTGAAATGGTTCGGTGCTGTTCTTTTAACTCCTGCAGCTTCTGCAGTTTTTTCCCAGTTAGTTCCCCATTTCCGCATAAATTCATGGTAACTTCCAGGTTTAGAAGTACCGTACCAAGTTAAATTTTCATCTTTCATAATCCAGGGATCAGGTGGTATATTTTGAGGGTTAGGTATATTTTCAGATCCAGGTCTAGTATAACTAGGTCTTCCTTTCCTTTTTAATATATTATCCCTTCGTTGTTTAATTAAGATATCTGCTGATTCAGTACCAAGTTTAATTGTACCACCAAGTCCAGCACCTATTGTACCAGATATAGCTATTTCTTCAGGTGTAAGTAGTCGTTGTTCATCAATACCAACTCTAACTTGTTCACCACCAACACCAATGGCAGCACCTTTACCCATAGCTCTTCTTACACCTTTCCAACCTTTAGCTGTAGTACCAAAAGGTATTGTCTGAAAACCTCCAGCTGCTGCTACTTCGCCCCAATTAGTTTCATCTTCACCTCTAATTTTCTGAGCTAATATATTAGTACCAGCACCTACAGCATAGTTTACACCATAGTAGAGACCTGTACCAACTACAGGTATACCTGCAAGGACTGGTGTGGCCCAGTCAGCAGCTAGACCAACACCTACTTCAAGCCCAAGTGCAGCCCCATAATTACCAGATTTATTTTCATCTATAGAAGAATCAAGACGAGTTTTTAACTCGCCTTTTTCTGTAGTTAGGGTAGCCATAATTTACTCCAAATCCCACCATTGGGTTGGACCTAATAATAGTTTTTCTTTGTTTTTTGCTACATAATTTGAAGGGAACATTCGGTTTATTCTGAGTTCTCTTTGTCTAAGTTCGCTATCAGACATACCTGTTCTTCTTTTCATACTATCGGTTATACCTAAACTTGAAGATTGGTTAATAGGTAACGGAGCTTTTTCTTTTTTCCTTGCCACTATACCTTCATAAGAAGTATCAATTTCTTTAGTATATTGACTCATTTGACCTATAGTACTAGTTGAGTCTACTGAAGATTCATAACCAGTAGGTTTTTGGTTACTATATTCACCTATACTCTGAATCATTAATTTAGAATTTAGAGATGCAAGTGCATTTGGATCATTTCGTAAATCTTTCCCTGGTGTTACTTCTCCAAAAGCATCTACTGTTTGAGGAATGTATAAATCTTTAGCACTTAAATAAGGGTATTGAGTAAGAAGATCTGTTTCTGATTTACTTATATTTTTGTTTTCTATTTGAAGACCACTTTGTTTTGGTGTCCAAGTTAATTTATCAGAAGTATTATCTTTAAATACTGTTTCTATACCTTGTGTTTTTAGTAATCTTTTCGCATTATATGCTCTATCAAGGCTAAACTTAGAGTAATTAGTAGAAGGCTGTCTTGAAGCACCTGTTCCTGTACGGAAAACTCTTTCGTATATTTGCTTTAATTCCTTCTCTCCGTAATTTTTCCTTTCTACTTCTTTAAGGAAATCTTCATATGGTTGACCTCCATATCCTCCAACTTTATAATTTTTAGTTCTATCTACATTTTGTAGTATTTGATATCTTTTAAAATTATTAGTCTGAGTTTTATTTGAAACGTTTATATTATAATGAGTGGATCCTTTTTTAACTCCTCTTTGTTTTATACCATCTTTAAAATGATAGGCACCATCTTTATCATAATATGTTGTTATATTATTTGCCCATGAAGGAGATATAACACCTTTTTTTGTTAATTCTTTTTTATTTGTCCTTTTATTTATAGTAACTTTGTAATTAGTATTATTTACTCTAACAAAGTCTCCGACATTAAACTGTGTAAGAAAAGGATATTCAGTAGGTTTTGGTTCTGCCATAATTAAGTAAAGGGGTTATTTGCGTTTTGCGCCACCACGGGCACGGTTTTTCTTGGGTATTTCAAGTTTGAGACGATTACCTTTATGTGATACGTCTTTACCACCTTTACCCATTATACCTAACTCTCTACGTTTACGAGCTAGTTTTTTACGGTACTCTTTCTTAGCAGGAGTACTGTTAATTTTCTTTTGTTTCTTCTTCTGCTTCTCATAGGACTTCCGGCCTTTTGCAGATTGATAGTACCGTGAAGTTTTCCCAGGTTTAGTAGCTTTTTTTGGTGCCATACATTCTACTCCGAACGAGTTCTGGGTCAACGGTGGGTAGGATTTTATTTAATTTGTCAAGAGGACTACCTTCATAAGCTACACCTGTGATGTCATTGGTCTTAAGCCAGTCACATGCAGCCTTTAAGTCTTGAGTACTAGCCTCGCCACTCTTAACTCTCCTTAGAAAGTCTTCAGTGACAAGGTTATGTAACTCATTAAACTTATCTTCAGTAGCCTTCTTAGGAAGTACTCTGACTGTTTCCATTAACTAAATAGTTTTTCTTTTACAATTTTAAGAGCCTGATCGTCTAGTTTGTTATCAGTTCTAGCGACATAAGCTTCTAATAGGTCTACTACAAGCTTCTTAACTGAATCTGACTTCAAGAAGGCGAATAGGATGGGCTTGATTAATAC